ATTGTGAATGTTATGGTGCTGACAGAAGGATTTGATGCTCCGCCTGTGTCCTGTATCATTCTAACTCGCCCATGCTCACAAAAAGGCACAATGGTGCAGATGATTGGTCGTGGTCTACGCATTCTTGATCCTGAGTTATATCCAAAAATCATCAAGACCGATTGCGTTGTCATGGACTTTGGCACATCTATACTTACTCACGGGGCTTTAGATGAAACTGCAAACCTAGATGGAAGACCCAAAGACCCAAATGCCGAAGCGCCAACAAAAATATGTCCAGAATGTGATAGCGAAGTTGCTTTAAATACTCGCGTATGTCCAATCTGTGAATATGAGTTTGAAGAAAAAGTTAAAGATGTTTTAGACAACTTTGAGATGACCGAATACGATCTGATGCAGATGTCTCCGTTTATGTGGATTGATCCCTACGGCTTAGGCACTGCAATGATGGCTACAGGATTTCAAGGTTTCTCTATGGTAGGCAAGGTTGGAAATTACTGGATCGCCATTGTAAAGGCTCAGAATGGACGTGCTAGAGTGGTTTCAATCGGTGAGAAGGTACAAGCGATGGCTGCGGCTGATGATTTCCTGCGTGAGATCGAAGACAGCACGGCTGCAAACAAGTCTAAACGCTGGCTAAACCAAGCCGCAACTCCAAAGCAAAAGGAATTTCTGCGTAATAATGGCGTGGAAGTAAGCGAGATGGACTTCTCTTGGACTAAGTATAAAGCGGCTTGTTGCTTAGGGTACTATTTTAATCGTGATCAAATTGATAGACTGATTGCAGACAACTGGAAAAAGTTGACGGGGAAAGATTATGCAAAGATGTGAAATACTAGACACGGCAAAAAAATACGTCACAAAAGATCGTGCCGCTGATCATGGAAACATGGAAGACAACTTCTCCACGATAGGCAAATACTGGTCTATTCATCTTGGTATAAACGTAAGCGCCGTTGACGTATCTGTAATGATGAATTTGCTCAAGGTAGCTCGTATCAAGTCCAACCCAAAGCATATGGACAACTATATTGATGGCTCAGGCTATCTAGCTTGTGGCGGAGAATTAGCCGCTAAGGGAACGTAATGCCAAGATTTGAAATGCACCTTATGATCGCTGAGAAGTCAAAAGATAATTTCGAAACAGTCGAGTATGACATCGTGTGCTTTGTCAAAGACCCTACGGATATGGTTGAAATAGAATCGTCAGCAAACGAAATCATTACTGACCATCTGCAAGACGCAGATAACGTAGTTCTATTTGGAACAGCGGTTATCGAAGTAAAAGGCGAAGAGCTTTTAAATATCGCGTTTCAAAACAAGGACGCGGATCAAGAAGAAGTAAACAGCATAATGAATTTATGCGTATTAGGAAGGGAGACAATACATTGAGCGAAGTTGATACAGCCCCAAAACCTATGAAGGAATTAGCCTTCATACTAGGGAAGTTTGGTTGGAATACAAAATTTTCTGACCTTACTGAAGAGCAAGTGCAAACACTTGTTTTTGGAATACAAGAATCGAAACGTCTAGCAGCGGAGATTGACATTGGAAAACTCGAAGACACTTACTTTAAGTCAACAGGCGCTTGGCCCTCTACTTCAATCCCGTTCTAGGTCTGATCCTTTAGCGGATCAAATTAAGGAAGCTGTAGATAAGGGCATAGTGGCAGGCGAAGAAAAGCGTGAAAGACGCGCTTACATTGGTGCGTCCAGCATTGGTGATGAGTGTCAGCGGAAAATACAGTACCGCTACCTCAACTATCCGATTGACCCGAACAAAGCATTTACTGCACGCACGTTGCGTATCTTTCAGTTTGGTCATGAGATTGAAGACTATGCCGCTAAGTGGCTCAGGGACGCAGGATTTGACCTACGCACAGAGCACAAGGACGGCAAGCAGTTCGGTTTCTCAATAGCTAATGGCGAGATCAAAGGACACATTGATGGTGTTGTTTGTGCAGGCCCAGTGGATATGGATTATCCTAGCCTGTGGGAATGCAAGTCAGCTAACGACAGTAAGTTCAAGGGATTTGTTCGGCATGGAGTTGCTAAAGCTAATCCAGTTTACGCAACTCAAATTGCTCTGTATCAGACCTATATGGAGCTTCATGAGAACCCTGCATTATTCACTGTAGTGAACAAAAACACTTCTGAAGTTTATTACGAGCTTGTGCCGTATGATCATAATCTTGCTCAAAAGGCGAGCGATAGAGCAGTAAACATATTGACGGCATCAAAAGCTGGTGACATTCTACCGCGTATTGCTCAAAGTAAAGATTTCTTCTTATGCAAGTGGTGTGAGTTTAAAGAAACTTGTTGGAAAACATAAAAAAAATGTGAGGTGCGCTTGGACGGCATCACCCCACATTAATGAGCGAAGTAGGGTATTAAGGGGCAAAGTAATGAATGTTTTAAGTTTTGGCAAGACAACAAAGGAAATCACGGAGCGTATTTCAAGAGAAGTGCCTAGAGTGGTACAGTTGCAAATACTGTTCGATACATACCCACAAGGCATCCAAAAAGGTAAAGAATTCTTTATTGGCTCTCTTCGTGGTGAGGCTGGTAGGTCTATGCGTATCAACATTGACCAGAGTAGCCCGTGGTTCCTTACGGGAAAAGACTTTGAATCTGGCGATGGTATTGGCGGTATCTCTAAGGTCTTAAAGGAAGGACGCGGTTACTCTATGTCAGAGTGCGTTCAGATGTTCTCTCAATATATGCACCAAGACTATGTTGCGCCTCCTGAAAACATTGTTAAGCCGAACAACCCACAAAGCTTTGTCGTAGCAACAGCACCTCAAGCGGTTGCAGATACACCAAAACCCGAACAAAAGGCATCCATTAGCTCTAGCACGCCGTTCGAGGACGAATATGTCTACACAGACGAGCACGGTGTAGTTATCGTATCCGTGCGCAAATACTATGACCGGGACGAAACCGGAGGAATTGTTCGGGATAGCTCCGGGAAACCTAAAAAACAATTCCGTCAATTCATGAATGGTCGTCAAGGCGTTCCAGAACCTAGACCTCTCTACAATATCCCGAACATTTTAGACGCTAACAAAATCATATGGGTCGAAGGTGAGAAATGCGCTGATGCTCTTAACTCCCTTGGCTATGCCGCTACCTGTACTATCGGTGGTGCTGGAATGCTGTCAGAAAACACAGCTTACAAGTTTGACTTCTCGCATCTGCGTAACAAGGACGTTATCCTGTGGCCTGACAATGATGAGGCTGGCAAGAAGCTGGCTCGTATCGTTGAGGCTCAAGCAAAACTAGCTGGTGCTAAATCTACGCTGATGCTTAAAATCCCTGCTTCTAAAGAAGAAAAGTGGGACGCGGCTGATGCAATAGAAGAAGAATTCAACATTGAGAAGATGCTGAAAACCAGCGAGAGCAAGGTAAAAAAACCTATCAGCCTGATAGATAGTAGCCTGCTGATTAACGAATACTTTGTTGGCTCCGCTCCGACACAGAGCTTTCTTATTGGTGATACAATACCTCTTGGCGTTCCAGTAGTGTTCGCGGCGGCTGGTGACAGTGGTAAAGGTATGATGACGCTTGATCTTGCTATGAAGGTTGCCTCTGGTGCAGATATGCAGAGCGCATTCGGTGGGCTTGTTGCGGATCACGGTGACGTAATATTAATTACTGCGGAGGATGACAAGGACGAGATGCACAGGCGTATCTCTAGGCTTGATCCTAATAAGTATCGTGAGCACTACGAACACAAATTGCGCGTTCTCCCTTTGCCAAACCTTGGCGGTGTGTTTCCAATCATGCAGAAATTCGACAACTCCTACCTGATGGGCGAAGAGTTTTCTCGCATCTATGACCAGATGTTAGAGATGGAAGCTCTGAAGCTGATCATCATTGACCCTATGGCATCGTTCGTTCATGCGGATGTGAACTCTGATCCAGCGGCAGGAGCCGCGTTTATGAGCTTACTTGCACAGATGGCAACCGAAACTGGAGCGACTGTCATGGTCAATCATCACATGGCAAAGATTAGGGACAGTGAACCTGTCACAACTCCAGAACAGGCGCGTAATCTTATTCGTGGTACGTCTGCAATTGTTGATGGCGTGCGTTGTGCGTTTGCCGTCTGGTCTGTTGACGAAAGCACAGGGCGTCAGCGTTGCCGTGATCTGCAATTGGATTACGCTCGTAATGCCGTGTTCGATGGTGCTGTTGTGAAATCAAACGGACCAGCAAATCGTGAGATAAGACATTTTATCCGTAACCCGAACACAGGATTACTGGAAGATCGCTCTATGGATATTCGTTCTTTGGCTATGTCTTCAACGGTTCGTGATCGAATAAACCACATTGTTGATTTTGTTCGCATGAGGGAAAACGATGGTCGTGCCGTAAGCCCCGGTGGCGGTGTTGATGGACTATATACAGCGATTCTCGAATCAGAACCAATTGAACCATGCGTTATCTCTCTAAAAAACTCTGGCAAAGAAAGCACCATAAGCCAGTCAATTAGAGATGCGCAAACTATGGGTCTTATCCGAAAGTACGCTCTGTCTCTCAGTGGCTCAGAGAAATGGCTTGGCACTATGGATGGGCCATTTTCTCGCGGTGAATACGAACGTCAGACAGGTAGAGATAATCTTTGACAATCGTGGGAACTTCTGGTAATAATCCCATTACAAAAAGAAACGAGATTGACTTATGTATGACAGTCTAAAGCCGATCAGAATACTACTAGAACACCGCCTTAGCTCTATGAAATCAGAAGCTAAGGCGCGAAATCGTTTTACTTTATACCAGCAAGTCGAGGAGATTGAAAAATTGCTGGTGATGTTTGAAAGGGAGATACGAAGTGAACAAGATGTTAATGGACGAACCACACATAGCGGAGATGTACCGAAATAGATGGGTGGCGCAAAACATAAAAGATATGAAGGAAAACCCTAAAACAATATCAAACTTCAATTCGGTGTCAGCTTTGCGAAGAGCGAAGAAAGAAAGAAGCGAAGCATCAACTATTGAAATGACAGAGAAAGCTAAGTTTGTTAATCGTCTTTTAAAGAAAAAAATGACGCACAACGAAATATCTGAAATACTAGGCATAACAATTAAAGGCGTGTCTGATATGAAGAGAAGATACGATATGCCAAGGGACGAAGAGGAATGACCTATGTGGGCGTTAGTCTGGATGCAACTTATTAGTGGTATGCCGATAGATTACTACCAACTAGGATCATACGAAAGCAAAACAGTCTGCGAACTATACAATCAAAAAGCACAGGTAATGGTTACCCATAGCGGTATAACTGTTGCCTGTATTTTTTTGGATACTCGTGAGGTCAGCCAGTGAATGTGGCGCATTCGGTAGCACGCTCAACCAAAAATAACAGTTAAGTGAAAGCTGACCTCAAAATTAATTTACCATAAAATGTTCGGGTTTCAAGCGGTTAATACATTGCTGGAGGATAACTTTGTGACGGCTGTGGCTGTTGGTATTGTTGCTGTTGATACGGGTTAGACATTCCGCCGTAACCACCAAATCCACCTTGATTCTGCCCCATGCCATAGCCGCCGTCCGATTGCGTACTAAATTGTTGTGGCTGCTGTTGATACGGGTTCTGATATGGTTGGTATTGTGGCTGAGGCATCTGTTGCTGTGCGTAACCCCCAGAGAATTGCGGTGCTTGAGGCATAGATCTTGCAATTTGTGATGCTTCACCGTAAGGATTTTGTTGTGGTCTTCCGTATCCGCCCATAATGCCCTGCGGCCTTGGAGCAGTTTGCATTGGAAATCCATTAAACATATCCCTACCCTGCGGTCTTTGCTGAACTTGAGGAAATCCGCCAAACATACCCATGCCCTGCGGACGTTGACTGCCAAGACCCATTCCCATTCTAGGGTTCTGACGTTGGCGCTGTTGTAGCTGTTGTTCCATCTGCTGTATGCGGTAGTCTTTGTAACCACCAGTTCCCTCAAACGCGGTGCGTAACTCACCCATACGATCCCGTTGCTCTTGATTGGGTTGCATGGCATCCATCAAAGACTGCATCTGAGCGCGTTGATCTTCGTTCGGGCGCATAGTCTT